GCCAACCTATCATTTCCTCGTATCCCGGAGGCGGGGCGGCGTGGATATTCGCGCCGGGGAAATCGTGGGGGATCATGGTTTTTTCCGTCCTTTTCCGTGGCCGTACTTTGTACCCATGGCCGAAGGGTGCTTCGCGCTCTTGAGGCGTTCGCCTAAATCCACGTTGGGAACTTCGGGGGCATATTCGCGGTGGGCGCAACTCACCCGGCCCGCACCGCAGCGCAAACAGGGTTCAGACATTTTTCTGGCGTTCCATGTCTTCGGCGTGCGCTTTTTCGAGATTGGCGATCTGGTCGCGGATTTCCTCGCAGTTGCGTTCGTACCCGGGGTTCCCTTGGCGTGCGGCCAGCTTGCGCTTGAGGTCTGCGATCCGGACAAGGCGGGGGTGGGTTTCATCGGTCATCGTGCGTTCTCCTGGTGGCGGGCTTGGGCCGGGTTGCCATCCCGTCGACGCTCCCGCAGGGTGCCCTACAGCGCCGAACCGCTGGACCTTGATTGGCACAAAAAAGCCCGCCTGACAAGAAGCCAAGCGGGCTAGTTTCGAGAGAATGCCCGATGAAGGCGCGCCCTATTTGTCCCGTTTTGGGAACACCGTCAAGCGCTGTCGTCCCCGTCGCTGTCCGCGATTGTCGAATTGATTTTTACCGGGGCAGCGGCGAATCCATAGTCTGGTTCTGCGATATCGGAGGCGTCCAGGTCCTGAAGGTTTTCGCCGGGTTCGGCCATGTCGCGCTTGAGGCCGTCGATAGCCTCGTCGAACACGTAAAGACCGGCGGAACCCCTTCCCGCCATGAGGTAGTCGCGCTGGCCCATGAGGCTGAAGCGGTTCAGTGTGTCGAAGGCGTCAGCCTTGACCCGAACGCGGCCGAGTTCTTCTTCAAGCCACCGAATGCGGGCCTTGGCCTCTTCGAGTGCCCAAACAGCGAGTTGAGCGGCCGAAGCGGGTTCGTGTTCCGCGCCCAATTTAGCGCTTGCCATACCTGTTTCTGCGTAATTCATTTTCAGTTCTCCGTGTTGATGTTGGGAGGGGTGAGGCGGCGCTCAAGGAACGCAACCAGCGCGGCGGATTTCATGGTGATGGTGCGGCCGTCGTAGGCGGTGACGAGAATTTCGCCAATCGTATCTGTTCCCTTGAGGGTGTAGCCGTCGACGTAGAAACCGAAATTCTCGGATGAGTTGTCGTGTTTCCAGCGGTCGCGCGTGTCGGTCGTTTCGACGAACAGCCTGCGAGCGCCTTCAAGGAACCTTGCCAGGAGAAAATCCGGGGTGTTGACTTCGGCCGAGTGGATATTCACCAGCCGGGAAAGTTCCTGCTCGAAAGTCCCCCTGCTTTCTTCGAAGATAGGTTCACCCGCCATTTGGGCTTCGACCATTTCGGTATCGGGTTCCATGTTCATTCCCCTAGAAAAAGGCAACAACGAAGATTGCCCAAAAAAGCACAAGGCCGCAAAAAATTCCCGCGCACGATATTTTTTCGTCTTCCCCGTGTAGAATACGCGCGGCGAATTCCTCGTCCAGCATATCGGTTTCCTTACCCCCGGAGATCACCCGCACGCCACCGACGAGAGGTTCAAGGCGGACCAGACCTACTTCCATCCCCCGCGCGGCTTCAGCCCATTCCGGTTTAAGGTCCAACACGTCTTCCGGTCCGCACCACGGACAAATAGCGTTTGAAAACGAAACGTCGTGGACCGTGCAGTAGGTCTTTCCCATCTAAGGTTCTCCAAAAGCCATCGTGAGGTGTGAAAATGATGCTCGGACCCTATCAGGATTTGGGGAGGCGGTCCATTCCCAAAATGTGTCCCGGTTTGGGGCATTTGGTGTTTATGTGAGGGATTGGGGGTGCTGCTCTGCGGGGAGGAAATCGGGAAGTGGTTCGATCCCGGTTACGTTGGGGAACCCTGACAGGAATTTATATGGTGGGGATTTTCGGAAGGGGGCTTTTGGTTGTTTGGATTGATTTGGGTTACGTTAGGGAATTTGGAATGGTAAAAAGGATGTGAGGGTTACGTTGGGTAATCAAGAGGGGTTTTTGGAGTTTATCCGGTATCTCGACCCGGCCCAGCTTTCGGCTGCGAGAATATAAGCTACCCCCCGCCCCCGGATTTTTTCGGCCTGGGTCCCCGACGGGATTTTACCGGCCCAGGGTTTCGTCGCCCCAAAGTTCCCGAATTCTTTTCTCATGCTCTGCCATGCTGGTTCGAACCTTGATCCGCGAAGCCCTTTGGATTTCTGAAATCTTGCGGGGGGAGAAATCCCGAATGCGTTTGATCATTTGAGAATTCCCGTTCCGTCTGCAACCGCCCAAAGAAACCAGAGGACCGAAAGAGCGGCGAAAGCTTGGGCTTTTTCGAGTTTATCCATTTTCCGTTCCTTCAGAGTTTCGGGCTTAACTCTTTACCCCGATAGGCGCTTCAGAGACTAGCGCGTTTGTGAAGTTTCTCAATCTCCGGACTAAATCCGGCTTTCAGTCTTTCGACCTACTTGAAAGGGCGTTTGTTCTTCCAACCGCCTCCCTTTCCATGAATTCCTTTTGCCATGCGACTAACGTAACGTCAAGCGGGAATTTCAAAAAACTTTCGACCAGCGAAAAAACCCAGGAAATTTCCAGGGGTGGGCGAATTCCTGGGGCGCGGGTAGTTTTGAAAGGTTGCCAGCGTTCAGGAGAAAAAAGACTTCCTGGGTTTCACTGATTTCGGAGAATTCTAAATTCTTAAAATTTTCGCAGTCATGCTTAGGACGAAAGCGGGAGCCTAGGAGCCTTAGCGACGACGGCGAAGCTAGAGGACGGAAACTTTCCGGCTATCTACGCGCGCACGCGTTTATAACAAAACTTGATCCTGTTAGGTCCTGTTTGCCATGAAACGGCGCAAAACGGCCATTTAGAGGGCAACCAGGACCACATTTGCGAGCGGTTAAACGCCAGGGCGAGAGCAACCAGGACCTAACAGGATCAAGTTTTGTTATAAGGGACGATATTTGACCCTTGATTTCATTGAAAACAGGAGTAAAAGAGGCCCAAGAAAGTCAAGTTTCCTTAGAAAAATAAGGATTTTTTGAGAGCGGCCCTTAACCGTTCGTTAGGAAATTCCGAGTTAAAACGGACAAATCAGATTTCGGGAGTTTTTGAAAATGGCTTGCACGATTTTTGAAATTTTCAATTGCGCGACTGGCAAAACGCTCGGGCTTCGCCACGGGGAAAAGCGCGCAATTGAAACCGCCGAACGCTGCATAAATGCGGGCGCGGGAATTTTCGACTATCTGCCTTGGAAAGTCGAAGGGGCCTATGTCGTGGATATGCGCGACAATGTGAAGGAAGGCCCGTTCGTTTCGCGGGAGAAGGCGCAAGACTACGCGGATTTTGAAAATATGTGCACCGACGTGAATTCTTTCCGCGTTGTCCTGCACTCTCTTTGAAAGGCTAGGCCATGTTTACTATTCGTTTTCATTCCGGCGGATTGTTGCGGAAAACCTTCCATGACATTCCCTCATATAACCATTCAAATATGTGGCGGATTCCTGATTTCGGTATTCTTGCGCCCTCTCTTGCGCCGGGGGTTCGCCAAGCGCTGCAAAGGACGGAATGGAAACAAGAATTTTCCGACGTCCTGCGCGCTGATTTGTTCGACAAGAAAGGCAAGCCTATCGGTTCGCTTTTCGCCCATTGGAAAGGTTGAAACCATGAACCCACGTTTTCTTCTAAACTCCGGTTATCAGGCGCGCACTATGGAATTCGTCCTCTCCCGCGACGGGAGCGGCTGGAAATTCTACGGGCGTGACGGCCAAGGCTATCTGGTCCCCGCTCGCAATCCGTCCCTAGAACCCCTTTGTGACGGTATGCGGTTTGCCACGAAAGGCGAAGCCGCGACGATTGCCAAGGTCCTCTCTTTGCCGCCCTATGCCATTTGGAACGGGCGCAAGCGTTCATATGAGGGAAAGGGTGCACGGATCACAGCCTATCCCCGCGACTGGCCCGTCAGCGAGCCTAGGGACGAAACGCCCGAATTGCCCTCCTGATTTCCGGTTAGGCCATTGGTTTGCTGCTAGTGGCTTTCCCCGAATTCAGTTTTTGAAAGGTTTGGTCATGGGATATTCAGGCCCTATAAGTCTCGAAAATACCGATATGTTTTACGTTGATTCCTACGGGAACGGCGCTGCATACGAAATCGGGGTTAAAGACGTGCCGGGGTTTCGTTCCGCATTTATCCAAGGGGACGACGCGACCGAATGGCGGGAAAGATACGAAGATATGGGGAATTCCTCGATGGACGAAAATTCGGTTTGGTATGGCAAAACGTGGAACGAATGCCTTGCTGAATTGATCCTCGACTATGTGCCCGAAAAGGATTGAAGCCATGGGAAGAATTCTCCCCTGCAACATCGAAAAATCCGCTTTCCGCCGTGGCGAATATATCGGTTATCCCGGCGCTTTCGGTAGCGTGAAAATCCGCAAGGGCGGCGATGGATGGGAAACCTATGGTCATGGTGGTTTCTATGGCCGGAAAACCGCGCCAACACTCATGGCTTTGGGGGCAATCCTCTAAATTGAAAGGCTAGGCCATGGTTCCCGTTTACAGTTGGGTTTTGCCCGATGGGGTCGGTTTTGGTTGCGGCACACGGCTGGAATTCGACTATTGGACCGCGCAAGGCGTCAATCCCGACGGCGCGGCGCTTGGCGAAATAATTTGCCATGAACCGGCAAGTCGGGATGACCAAAGGCGCAAAATGTGGGGGATTGAAGCATGACCAGCCAAGCGAAGAATATCGGGGACTTGTTTGCTTCCCTCTTGCGCACTGAATTTTCGGACGACGAATGGAAAACCGTGCGGGAGCGCAATGCGGCGCAAGATTGCGAAGCGATTTGCCATAGCCATGATTTTTGCGACGCTAACGAATATATGGCGATTGCCTTTCGCCGCGTCATGGGGCGCGATATCCTGCCCGACGACGGGAGCGGCATGACCGACGCGGATTGCGCTATCTGGAATGCCGCTTGGATGCACGCCAAGCGCAACTATTTGACGAAAGGAAACTAGGTCATGGATCAATTCTATTTGAACCACGGAAAACACGGCGAACCTATGCTTACGGAAAAGGTCCCGCATAGCTACAAGCCTATGCCGCACCATTTGCGAGGGCAGACTTGGACCGCCACGGGATATGGCTATCGCATACCGACCGGATGGAAAGTATTCTATCAGGGACGTTGGCGGCGAGTATATTGCTGCATCTACGGCAATTCAGGGACTTGCTATATAGGCAAAAACCTTGCTGAAGGTATTCGCGTTGACCGTGACAATTGCATGTGAATTTCGGTTAGGCCATTGGTTCGCGCCGGTGGCTTTCCCCAAAATCACCGGAGTAAAAGCAATGTCCTATTTTGTCGGTATGGTCACGCCTAATGGAGGTTTCCCGTTCAAGGCGCATTTTGACCTTGACCAGCCGCTTATGAATTTCGCGGAAACCGCAAGCGGGCTGGAAAGCGTCGAGATTTTGGCCGTGGTTTATTGCGACAAGCCCGACGCGGCCTTTGCGCACGATCCGGACCGGAACCCAGGATGGAAGCCTAAGATTGCCTCCCGTGTTTACGCTTGCGGGAGGTGCGGGACCGAACGGGAAGAACGGACAAACCACACGGGGGCCGTTTGGGATTTGCGTTGCGCGGGGGATTGCCGCGATATCCGAAACCCACATACCGCGCAGGAAAAGGTTTTCGCATATTCAGGACCGCACCGCTATTTGAGGGAGGCTTAGGCCATGGCACAGAAAACACGGAAACAACGTCTTTCGAAAAAAGAATATGCACGCCTTGGCGGAATGAAAAACCCTGCCCTGTTCCGTGAACAATCGAAGGGCGGCGCGTGGCGGTATTTCGTCAGTCTCGACCGCCATTGCGCGCCAGGAAATTGACCTAATAGGAGAAAAGGCAATGTCACACAAAATCACTGTAGTATGGGGCAACATCGGGGACGATAACTCCCGCCGTCTGGACCATGTAACCGTCGAAAGCCGCGATATGGTTTCGGTCATGGGGGCGGCTTTCGAAATCGTTTTTTCGGAAAGGGAGAGCGAGGAAGGCCGCCCGCTGACGGAATTGGAAAAGCACGAATTGAGACACGAAACGCAATACGACGGGTTCGCAGTATTCGACGGTCATTTGACCGAAGCGCCGTTTTTGGGTTTCTTCTAATGGTCGGCCCCGTCGTCTTTATCGGCATGGAAACCAGCGGGCGGTTTCGCCGTCGCTTTCAAGCGCTTGGCTTCGAAACCTACTCTTGCGACTTGCTGCCCGCTGAAGACGACGGGGAAGGGCATATCGTCGGGGACGTATTCGAAACCCTCGATTGGCTTTGGGGGCGCGAAAAGTGGCCCGCCTTGGCGATATTCCACCCCGATTGCACGAACGTAACCAACGCGGCGGCATGGGCCTTTGCGGACCCGGACTTTGAACGCTTTCCCGGCGTTGGCTATCACCAGCGCGTAAAGCCGGGGACGTTGACAGGGGCGGCCAGGCGCGCAGCGCGTGAAGCCAGTTGCGAACAGTTTCGTCGGTTGTGTTTTTTGCCGATTGCCCGGAAAGTCATTGAAAACCCCATAGGTGGATTTTCAGCAATTCGGAAACCTTCGCAAATTGTGCAGCCCTATCAATTCGGGGACGACGCAAGCAAGGGAACCTGTCTTTGGTTTGTGGACGATAACGCGAACCCCTTGCCGGATATGGCGTTACCGATTGATCCTGGAAAGCGGTTTCCGGGACGTATGGTCCCGCGCCTTTTGGCGATGGGGAAAAGCGATAAAGCGCTAGGGCAACATGGGGTCGAATTCATAGAACGATGGGGCAACCAGACCGACACGGGGCAGAACAAGCTTTCCCCCGGCCCGGACAGGTGGAAGGAACGGTCCCGGACATTTGACGGCATTGCCGACGCTGGCGCGGCCCACTGGTCGAAACTCATAGGTTGGGATTTGTAAAATGAACGTTGTGGAAATCGCCTCAAAATACAAAATCCCTTTGGCAAAGGTCCGCAAGCTGGAAAAGGACGGATTGTTGAAATCCGTTGCTTGCGACGAGCGGCCCGCCAAAATCAAATTCTACATGGGCAAGGGCAACGCCTTGACTGTCCTTCAAATGCTCATGCTCCTCAAGGAACCCGCGATCCTTTGGCAACTCGGCCCCTATCAGGAGCGGGCGCAAAGCCAGCTTGCAGCGCTTGGGGACGTTGCGGCGGGTTCCTTTGGGGAGCGGGCGGCTAACCTCATCTACGGGGCCGCGATCCTTGAACCTGAATGCACGAACGAATTGGCGTCGATGGTCCGGGGCATGATCCGGCGGGAAGGCGAAATATCCTATGCAGCCTTGGCGGCACGGATGCTTTGGGATACTCCTGCCAGCCGCTTGAGTCATGCTAACCGATGCTTGCGCCCCGCCATGGCGAACCTGCGCAAGCACCCCGACCTGGTGGGTTGGGTATTGGTGGAAGGCAAGAAAACCATTTTTCGTGCTCCCGAACCTCTTGACCTGTAGCTTACGCTACGTTAGGTTAGTATCAACAAACCGAAAGGGTGAACCGATGAACAAAGCCATTCAGACGAAATTCATGGGACCGACCAACGAGCGGGGTTCGAAGATCAAGGCGACGGACGGGGACAACTCCGTTTATTGCGATTACGACCACGCCCTGCACCATTCCGAGCGACATTGCTTCGCGGCTTTCAAGTTGGCAAAGAAATTGGGCTGGTCGGGTTTCTATGTCGGCGGCGGGACCAAGGACGGGTTTGTCTTCGTCTGCGTGTCGAAGGACGGGCGGTTCCCGGCTGCGAGCGGGCAGGCAGACCATGGGCGACTTGCGCACGACAAGCCCTATGGCTTTGAGCGGTCGGATTGGTTTTTCATCCCCGACAATGATTGCGCTTTTGGGGTTGCTGAAACCGAATGGGAAGGGGTTTAGGCCATGGGCGAGAAATACGACGCTGCGGCGCACCTTTTTAATTGGGCGCGGAACGACGCAAGGTTGAACGCGAAACTTGTGAATTTCGTTCAACACGCCCAAAATGCAAAAGCCTCAAGCGCTGCACTGGCCGCACTTAGTGGGGCACGGGAGGTTTTCGGAGAGGCGACGATTTCCGGGGACGTGTCGAAAAGCGATGTTTCCGCCGTCGATCTTCTGCGAGTGGCAATCATGTTCCTGGAATGGGAGGGGGAGGAATGATAAATCCCGCGATCACCACGAAATTCGTGCGGACGGACCCAAGCCGGATTTGCGCCCGTATGGGGACGAACCTGAAAACGGCGGTATTGTATCCCTTGGACGTTGACCAGAAGGAGCGCCACTGTTTCGCCGCGTTGGAATTTGCCCGGTCCTTTAGCTGTTTCGGGCTTTACGTCGGTGCGGCGCTCTCGGGCGGTATGGTTTGGGCGCCAATGCCTGAAGCGGTCGAACTGGAAACCGTTCTAGCGTTCCGACGTGCCCGTAAGGGTGAAGTCGTCGAGCGGCGGGAATGGTTCTACAATCCCGCGCCTGGGTCGCTGGCCCCCGGAACGGTTTTCCCGTCGTGAAATTCCTGGACCTCTTGGAATGGGCGCAATCGCTGCGCTTGGCGTCTGACAGCCAGCTTGCGGAATTCGGGCGGGAAGTTCTGGACCTGATTGACTTGGAGCCGGTCGCGCTTCGGTTCACTGAATTAACCGAAGACCTCGAAAAGACTTTCGAAACGAAATTCGACGCAAAGCCGGAAGAAGAGGCTTGGCGCTGGTCCGAACATATCCGGGAGGTTTCGGCGGAACTCGACGAAATGAAAGAAGCCAAGCGGCACGCTTATTTGGTGAAGCTGGACCGGGCGGAAAAGGTTTGCCGCGCTGGTGCCGCTTCTGGTTTGGAGTATGATTTATGAGCGAATACACTTGCCCCAAATGTGGGACGCAAGCTGACGAGCGGTGGGATTGCTGCGAAGTCCACCGAGCGACGGCAAACGCGCACGACTTGTGCGGCCAATGCGAGGGCACCGGGCGAACGCAAAGCGCTTCGGACCTTGGCGACGAGGTTTGCCCTGTCTGCGATGGAACGGGACTTTATCGCGGCCCCTAGTGCCTGTCCTTGTGTCAACCCCCTATATCTAGTGGGATTGCAAAGTGCGTGACGCTAGGGCACATAAAGAACCCCACCGGCTCAGGAAAGCGGTGGGGTTCGGGGTGGTTCTTACATTGGGGTGGTGATGCCGGTTTTAGCCGAAGCGTTGACGGGTTTCAAGCTGTTTCCGGTGTTGCCCGGTGATAAGCTACCAGCCCTTGATTACGGGTGGCAGACCCGCGCAACTGAAGACCCTGCACAACTCGAAACATGGTCGAAGGGTATGGATAACCTCAATTGGGGTATTCCAGCCGGAACCAATGGCCTGTTCATTTTCGACATTGATCCTCAAGGGCTTCCGGCTTGGCAGGCCATGCAGGATCGTGACCCGGCACTGGCTGAAGCGATCGAGCGATCGTTCACCGTCAGGACGCCACGGGGCGGCTTCCACCACTATTTCAAGGGGCAAGGACCGACGACGGCCAGCGCGATTGCCGAAGGTATCGACACGCGCGGCGGATACATGGACCCGAATTCGGGGAAGATGAAATCCATTGGCTACGTCGTGGCCCCGGGTTCAAAAACGGTAGCTGGTCCGAAAACGGTTGACGGCGAATATACCGCGCTTGGCGGCATCATCGACTACATGCCCGAAGCGGTCCAAAGGATCGTCCCTGAAAAGAAAAAGGGCGCGGTTCTCGGGCTGGCCCGTGATCCACTGAAAGACCAGCCCCGCAATGTGCAGTGGGCGAAAGACCTTCTGGCGAACTACGTCAAGGAAGGCCGGGTTTCGGTCGAAGGGAATGGCGGGAACAACACGGCTTTCCAGGTTGCCGCCTCGATCCTCGACAAAGCCATTTCGCCTGCGCTGGCTTTCGAACTGATGGACGAAATGTGGAACCCGCATTGCTCCCCGACTTGGGAAGATTGGGAACTGGAAACCATAGTAGGGAACGCGGCGAAATACGGCGAGGAATCAGGCAGTGGTGCAAAAGGGTTTGAGGACAACGCGACGGCCTTTGCGAATTTCGTCAATTTCGACGCGGGCGAAGAACCCAAGCACGCCGAACGGCGCCGGGAGCGGGTCCAATGGATCGACGACTACGCCGCAGCGGTTGAGGACCCTGTCTGGCTGTTGCCGGGTATCCTGCCCGCCAGGGGCACGGGGATGCTGTTCGGGGCTTCTGGCTCCTACAAGTCATTCATTGCGCTGGATTGGGCTTCCTGCCTGGCGCACGGGCACGCAGGGCAGTGGGGCGCTCCCCCGGTTAGCAATGACGTGCTGTATTTTGCGGGTGAAGCGCCGATAGGGACCGCGAAGCAACGCCGCCCCGCTTGGCTGGAATGGCAGGGAGTGACGACGCCGCACCGGCTGGCGATCTTTCCCCGCGTTCCGCAGCTTGGCGACGGCGACGGCTGGAACGGGGTCAAGGAAGACATTGCCGAAATGGGAATGACGCCCCGGCTTATCGTAATCGACACTTTGACCCGCCTGCTAACTGGCTTCGACGAAAATTCAACCAAGGACGCAACTGTCGCCACGGGGTTTGTCGAAGAACTGGCGCGATACTACGAATGCTTCGTGCTGGTTGTCCATCATACCGGCAAGGACGAGAGCAAGGGCGCTCGCGGATCATCGGCTTTTTTCGCCAATATGGACACAGTGATTTCGACCAGCAAAAGAGGCCAAGGGGCACAACTGAAAATCAAGAAGCACAAGGACGCCGACGCGCCCGAGGAAGCAATTTATCTGAAGACTAAACCGTTTGGTAAATCCATTGTTCTCGAAAAATCCGACGAAACGATAAACGACGCACCCTTGAAATCGAGCAAGACAAGCTGGTCGGACCCCAAGGAAATCACGGCTCGGCTTTCGAAGAACGGGGGCCGCGTGAGCAATACCATTCTTTGCCAGGAAATTTCGGGTGAACTCGGGATAGACCGCCTGAAGGTCAACTCCGAACTTCGCAAGCGCCAAGAAATCCAGTTTCTCCGGGACGGCGACGTTTGGCGCATCCCGTCGAGCAATCAGGAGTTTGACTTATGACCCCCTCTGCTGAATATATCGTCGTCCGGGAAATCCTGACGCGCGGCAACCAGCCGGGGCTTATCGCGGAATGGTTCACGGGCCTGAAGGCTTGGGCAGACGCGAACCCCGGACAGGACGCCGCAGCGCTGCGGACCTGGCTGGAACTGGCGAAGCCCCGGCCCTTCTATACCGCCGAAGAACTTTGCCGCCTGTGGCCCCCGCTGCTGCTCTCGCTTGGCCTCAAGAAATGTCTGGTGCCGCAGCCGACGCCAAACCGCCTGCACAATGTCCTGACATTCCACGGCCTGCCAATTCTGAAGAACGCGAACGGCACAAACTACTTTCGTCCGCTCGGGGTTTTCTTTATCGTGGATCGTTGCCATTTTTGGCGCGACCTCGCTTTGACCGACGACGAACTAACTTCGATCCTGAAGGGGGAGGAATTCCCATGACCTATTCGACGCCTGAAATCGCCGCAGCGGCCCGCACGACTTTGCGCACTGTCCGTTGGTGGGAAGCCAAAGGTTTGTTTGGGGAAGTCCCTCGGGACAAGCGCGGGGACCGCCTGTTCAGTGAAGCCCACATGCAGCGGGCAAAGGTCATCGCGGCGGCGAGCATGGCCGGGATGGGTCTGGACGAAATTGCGAAGGCGAGCGGGCCGACGCTGGTTTCAGCAATCGGCGGCGCTCGGGATTATCTGAAGTCGGTATATTTCAGCATGGACAAGGATTTCGACCTGTGAAAGTCGAATTCAACAACGGGAATTATATTCTCCGGGTGCCTTCGATCCAGCGCGAAGAAATTGCGGGCCTCATGGCCTACCGTGGACTGGCATTTTCGACTTCGGCAAGTTCACGGGAGGAAGCTATCCTCTTTTCCCCGAACCCGTATTCGGTTTGCGATCTGGCCGAGAATGTTCCGGAGTTGCAAAGCTATCGGGACGCCATCGAAAGTAGCCGCGCGCTGGTCGGTAAGGGCACGCGCCGCTTGCCCCCCGGAAAGGTCCTGTGGGATTACCAGAAAGCGTCCTTGGATTACGTCCTGAAGCGCGGCGGGGGAATTCTCGGGGACCAACCGGGATTGGGAAAGACGCCGACGTCGATTGCGTTCTGCAACGAGCGGGAAGCGCACCGGGTTCTTGTGATCGTGCCCGCCTCCCTGCGGCTCCAATGGGAAGCGAGAATTCGGGAATGGTCAACAATCCCCAACGTCAAGATTTCAACCATGCTGAATATCAAGGACGGAATTCACCCCACGGCGCATTATCAGATTATCAGCTACAACGCTGCGACGAACCCCGCGATTATCCGCGCGATTTCGAAATACCGTTGGCAAGTCCTGATTTGTGACGAAGCGCACGCTATGAAGAACGTCGACGCGATCCGAACACGTGCGATCCTTGGAAACGCCAAAGGCATGTTTGTGCATGGCGAGGATGAAGAAGGGAAAAAGCTGGAACTCCCGGCTATCGCCCGTTCATGTGACAGCGCACTTGCCTTGACCGGGACGCTGCTGCTCAACCGACCTTCGGAAGCCTACGTCCTCCTGCGGTATTTCGATTGGGAGTGCATCGACTTCGTCAGTCAGGATAAATTCAAGGAACGATACAACCGGCAAGCTGTTATCAAGACGGTTCACGGCAAGCGGCATAATCTGGAAAGCACTTCGCTTGAAAGCGAACTCCAGAACCGGCTTCGGGTGAACGTCATGGCCCGCCACGAGAAAAAGGACGTCTTCCCGCAAATGAAGGTTCCCCGCTTCGAAGTGATCCAACTGGCGACAACCGGCGCGGTGAAAAAGGCGCTGGCTGAAGAAGGAATGCTCGACATAAATATCGAAGATTTCCAGACCCTGAAAAATATCCAAGTCGAAGGCCACGTAGCGGAAGTTCGCCGCCTGATGGGCGTTGCGCTGGCGCCGCAGGTTGCGGAATATGCGGCGGATTGGCTGGACGGTAGCGACGGGGAAAAGCTGGTAATCTTTGCTTGGCATATTGAAGTTTTGGACATTCTGGAGCGCGAACTGTCCCGTTACGGAACAATGAGGATCGACGGGAGCGTTTCGGCACAAAATCGGCAAAAACGGGTTGACGCCTTTATTGACAATCCAAAAATTCGGGTGTCTATAATGAACATGCAGTCGGGAGGAACCGGCGTCGACGGACTTCAGAAAGTTTGTTCTCGCTGTTTCCTCGCCGAGCCGGATTGGGTCCCGGCCCAAAACGAACAGGCGGTTTCTCGCTTGGACCGCATCGGACAAGAAAATTTGGTTACTGCTGAAATTTTTGTGGCGCCTGGCAGTATATCAGAAAAAATTCTGGTTAAGGCGCTGGAAAAAATGAACGTGATCCACCGCGTTCTTGATAAAGAAGGACTTTGAAAATGTTTGACCAGAATGACCTTATCACAATTTCGCTCACGCTCCCGGCTTCGAAGCTGGATGCGGTCTATGCACTGCTCGGGGGCGTTTCGTCGGCTGCGGTCGCCACCCCGCTCGTCAATTCGGGAAATCCTGTCACCGCCCCTTTGCGCGGCTCGACTGCAAGTGCTGCGGAAAGCCAGCTTTCGGCTTCGTCGCCGTCTGCAAGCGTTGCTGGCACGGAAACCACGCCCGTTGCCGCAGCATCTTCGGAAGCGTCCACCGACGGCGAACTTGACGCGGGCGGCTGGCCTTGGTCGGCGGACATGCACGCTTCGACCAGGGCGAAGACTGGCGCGGGCCTGTGGCGCATGAAGCCAGGCGTTTCGCGTCCTGATCCCAAGCCGGGTTTCACCGGAACGGCGGAAACTTCTGCTCCTGTCTCGGAACCCGTGACTTCTACCACTGCTGCGGTTGTCGATGAAGACGAATTCGCCGCTTTCCGTGCTGCTGCGGGCCAGACGACGGCAACCGCCGCTCCGAGTGTTCGGACGTGGGCTGACGCCGATTTGTCGAAGCTTTGCAACCAGGCCGCAATGAAGGTCGGCGGTCCGGACGGCGTCAAGGCACTGATTGCCAAGTTCGTTCCAGCGGGGGAAACGCAGCATTCCCGTTCGATCCCGGCCGAACAGCGCGAGGCTTTCGCAAAGGAAGTCGAAGCCACGCACGGGATTGTGTACGAGGGCTGATACTCCCCCGCGTCAACCCTCTTGCAACCGGCGCCGCAGCGGTATATCTGCGGCAACGTCGAAGCTGCCACCTGCCCGGGAAACTGGAATGGACGGTGCAGTCTGCAATTAGTCAGGCCAGCTTGGACACACGAACCACGATGAAACCACGATGAAACCACATAGGAATTCGCCATGATCGAATTCAAACCTTCCCCTTTGCGAAGGTGGGCCGATGAAGACCTACGGAGACTGTGCAATTTTGCTGTGTACGCCCAGCCGGACGATGCTCAAGGCTTACACGGAATAGGAACTCACAAAGTTCAGCGGGTTATTGCGCGATATGTCCCCGACGGGTCGGATATTCATTCCCGTTTCATTCCTGAAGACCAGCGCGAAATTTTCGCCCGAGAACTCGAAAGAACTTTTAAGTTCACTTATCGGGGGGCTTGAGCATGATCGAATTCGAACATTCCCCGCTAGGCGGGTCCGCTGCGAAGCGATTTTTGAACTGTGGGGCCTCTTTCCTGCTCCAGCGTCTCTTGATGCTGCACGGGGAATATGAAGCGCCCCCCTCATCTTCCTTTGCTGACAAGGGCACCGCCGCGCACCTTCTTGCCGCGACTTGCCTTTCCGACGATATCGAGCCTTTCGAATATATCGGGGAAGAAATCGGCTCCTATGTCGTTCACCCCGAAGACCTGGACCCGGACGCCGTCGCGGTCTATGTGAATTACTGCAACGCGATCAAGGACGCAGGACGGGACGACCCGACCGCCCGAACGATCATCGAACAGACCTATCATCTGCGCGAAGTCCACCCACTGTTCAAAGGCACGGTCGATTTCGGTCACTGGCGTTTGCAACGTGATCCGGGGATTTGGCTGGTCGACTACAAGAACGGGGAAGGAATTGGCGTCCAGGCGTTTCAGAACGAGCAATTGCTCTACTACGCCACGTTGCTGATTAAGGCGCACCCCGAGTTGCAGCAACTTCCTTTCGACTTTCCGGTGCACCTGGGTATTGTCCAGCCGAATTTTTGGGGTAAGTTCGACGAACCCGAAATCTGGTCAACGGATATCCGGACGGTTTTTGAATTTGGGAAAAAAGTCCTTTTGCCCGCGATGCAAACCCTTCTGGACGATAAGCGGGAAATGATCCCGGTTGAAGAATTCGTTTCCGGCGAACACTGCCAATTCTGCCCCGTCACGCTGGATTGCCCGAAACTGCGCACGGCTTTTGAAACCTACGCGCACCAAGACGAGTTTATCGAAATGCTGAAGAACGAAGAACTTTCGGCGCTTTACGCATTGCGTGAGGACGCCCGCCGCTACGGCTCCGAACTCGAAAAGGTTGTCTTTGCTCGCAAGCTGGCGGGCCAGGATATCCCTTCGGCAAAGTTGGTCGAGAAACAGACCCGGCGCGTGCTGAAGTCGGGCGCGGAAGCTGCGGCCCTTCAGCGGTTCGGGCAGAATGCCTACAATCCGGCGAAGATCAAAAGTCCCGCACAGTTCGAAAAAATGTCGAGCGATGGTAAGGCTTTTGCGCTGGAATGGGGCTTCAAGCCTGATAGCGATCGTTTGACCGTAGCCCCGCTTTCGGACCGCCGCGCGGAGGCAAAGCCCGTCGGCAATGCAGAAATTTTCAAGAATTTTGCCGTCCCTGAAACGCCATTGGCAGATTTGGGCTGGTAAAACGGGGGTGGCCCCGGATTTCAACCACGATGAAACCACGATGAAACCAAAGGAATTTTGAAATGGCCGAAAAAATCAAATTCGTCTGCGAGGAACCCGCAACCCTTCTCTATTCGTCGATCACCGTTGCCAGCGCGCCGAAGGGCGTCATGGGCGCGGAACCGAAATTTTCGGGAACCTTCGGCGTCGGCAAGAAGGACTTCGACCGCATGATTCCTGTCATGGTCCAGTGCATCCAGTCGGAAACGGGCGGCTTCAGCGGCAACCCGAACGATTACTACTTGGCTTGCATGAGTGGCGCGACCGCAGCGGCCCGCGTGATCCAGAAGGCCGAACTTGACGCGCAGGTCCACCGTGGCCGGGGCGAGAACGACGCCGCTTTCAAGGTCATGGAAAAGGCAGAGAAGCGCGCGGCGGCTTACCGCAATTACGCGGGTATCCTCAACGCTGCCAGCAAGTTCGAAGTCGAACTGGCGAAGCTGGTCAACGGAGCAATTGCTGATATCATCGGTGAGGCCCCCCGGGCACAGGCGGGCAAGGATATGTTCTATTCGGGCGCTATCGTCGTTCCGTCCATCGCTCTCCAGGGTTTCCGCCGCAAGAAACTCGATGACCGCGACGGCGTGACCGCGTTCCTTCAGAATGTCCTTTTCTTGCGCAAGGGGCCGAAACTGGACCTTGGCGGCGGACAGGCTTCGAATTCGGAAGTCTTCGGCGGGTTCAAGAATTATTCGGACTATGACCCTCTTGCCAACGCTCCGGGCGGTTCGGACGCTTGGACAGGTGGAAGCCAAGGGCAGGCGGGAAACCCCTCTGCGGGCGGCGATACGGCTTCGGGTGCGGGAGCATCCCAGAATGCGGGGCAGGCGGGCGGATACCAGCCGCAGGGCGGGTATGACAGCACGGCGGGCACTGCAAACGCCGCACCGCAATGGTAAGCCCGTAAGGGTCGCAACCGGCGCCGCAGCGGTATATCTGCGGCAACCTTTCGGTAGGAGAACCCGAAATGCCTGTCTTCAGAATTTTTGCCAGTCTCGCCACGGTCGGGATTTCCCTGGACCTCGCTGGTTCGAATGAGGTATTCCCCGTTGAAAGCCTTTCGAGCGCGGGCGCTGTCCTTACGCTGCTCGGGTTTTCCGGGGTTGCCTTGTGGACCATATGGACGGTCAAGGTGTGATGGGTAATTTTAACTTTTCCATTCGTCGGCTAGAAGCCGCCTTGAATGACCCTTACCGTGCAAAGGATACTCATCGCCGCGTGACAGCAAAGGATTTGCGGGGGATTTTACACCACTTCAACCGGGTGGATTTGGAACTCCGAACAATCCTTGCGGAACGGGAAGCCCTGAAAGAGAAAATGCGGGACGTTATGGAAAATAGCCCTGCTTGGTCTGACACGAGTGTTGGGGAATTGCCCGCTGACTACCTAAGCCGAAGGTATCAGAAATGATGACCCTCCAAACAGGAACCCCGCCGACGGAAGGCCGCTACCTGGCTTTTGTTCAGTGCGAAGGGCGTCAGGTCGGGGATTGGGCCGAACCCATGATTTTGACTTTCCACGGCGGCCGCTGGCACGCTTGGCGTCCGGTTCTTGCTTGGGTCGGACCTATTCCGCCGATGAGGATAACCGACATTCGGGAGTATGACCTGTGAGCCACATTTTCCAAATACACAGCCCTTCTACGGGTTCAAGCAAACTCCAAATTTTCCGGGATACCTACGGACGAATCAAAATCATCGCCACGACCGATTTTGTCGAAGCACACTGCGTATTCTCGGATATCGCAGCCGGACAAATCCGGGACGCGATAGACGAGTTGTTGAAGTGAACATACCGCGCGGCTCAAACATTTTCGAAGCCACTTGCGCCAAGTGCGGGAAAATCGTCGCCCCCGGCAAGGGCCTTGTCAGCGGGAAGACCGGCAAGGATTGGCGCGTGATCCACGACGCCTGTATTGTCAAGGTGAAATCCCCGCTTCCACCTGGATTGGAGTATGACTTGTGACGGAGGAATGGCGGTCTTGTCCTCGGAATGTGATTTACGAAGTCAGTTCCTTGGGGCGGGTACGTTCACGTGACCACATGAAATGGAGTGGAAACGCTGGATTTACTGACGTCAAAGGTCGCGTCCTGAAGAATTCCCGAAGCGGCAACGGGTATCTTATGGTTTCTTTAGGTTACGGACAGAAAATTGCGGTCCACATTTTAGTTTTAGAAGCCTTCGTCGGTCCTCGACCTTTGGGGAAATTCTGTCTTCATCGAAATGACGATAAAGACGATAATCGTTTGGATAACCTTTATTACGGGACGCGATCCGAAAATAACGAAGACACTTATACTAACGGGATACGTCGGCGGGAAGACAATAGTATCCGGGCGCGGAAAGCTATGGTAACTCGTTACAAACTCGGCATCGGAATTTGTCGAAAGCCTTTGGAGTACGACTTGTGAGATATGTTGTTTTGGATTTCGAGTCGGCTAGTGCCTGTGATCTGCTTAAATGCGGGGCTTGGAAATACTCCCAAGATTTTTCTACGTATCTTACTCACGTTGGCTTCAAAGTCGTGGTGGACCATATGCCCCGGCCTACTCGTGTTATTTGGCGAGGGGGTGAACTGAACCGTGTTGACCCTGAATTATACGAATTGGCTTCGGACCCTGAAGTCATGTTCGTGGCACACAATTGCTCGTTCGAAATCGGAATGTGGCGGGAACATATGGTCACTCTTGGGTATCCCGATATCCCCAACGAGCGGTATCACGATACCATGGCGGTTGCGGCAAGCCGTTCGCTCCCACTCGGGCTTGATCCTCTCACGAAGGCGCTGGACCTCCCTATTCAGAAAGATATGGAAGGCCATCGGCTGATGCTCCAGCTTTGCAAGCCCGACAAGGACGGCGGCTGGTCGCACCACACCCCGGAAAAGCTGCAACGGGAAGCCGAATACAACGTCGTCGACGTAGACAGCCAATATTCCGCCCACCTGGCCTTGGGAGGATTGGGCGAGGAACGAAAAGTCTGGCTGATCGACCAGCGGATAAACCAGCGGGGAATTCTCGTCGACGTTCCGTTTGTGCGCGCCTGCATGGACGTTCTCGACCAGGTCCGTGTCCCCATGACAGCGGAATTCAAGGAACTGACGGGCGGGATTTCCCCGACGCAACGCGAAAAGGTCTTGAATTGGGTCAACGAACAGGGCGTCCCCATGGACGACATGCGCAAGGCCACTTTGGACGCCATGCTTGATCCTGACGACGATTTTGGTTTTGAGGATATGGACCAACTCGGGATTGCCCCGCTGCCCTACCATGTTCACCGGGTCTTGACGCTGCGGCGCTCGCTCGCTTCCTCGTCGGTCGCCAAGCTTGAAAGAATGCTTCAGTGCGCCACGGCGGACGGCCGCGTTCGATATACCATGCAGTATCACGGGGCGGGCACCGGGCGGTGGGCCGGAAGGCTGAACCAAATTCAGAATTACCCGCGCGGGGAAATCCAGGAACGCCAAGGTTTGACCCCCGAAATTCTGGCCGAAGCGATCATGTCCCGTGATCTGGACCGAATTCGGGAACTGTGGGGACCCGACATTTTCACGGCGGTCATTTCCAGCTTACGCAGTTGCATTGTTCCTGATGTGTCGAAGGGGCGCGTATTGACCGTGGGGGACTTCGCCCAGGTCGAAGCCCGCAACGTCCTGTCCTTCGCGGGCCACCATGACCGCGCGCTGGAAATGGACACGACGGACGCTTACGCCGAACTTGGTTCCTTGATTTTCAAAATGCCGGTGAACAAGAAAGACAACCCGAAGGAACGACAAGTCGGTAAGAACGGCCTGCTAGGTTCGGGGTTCGGTTTGGGCTACGCAGGCTTTCAGGCGAAGTTCGCTCCTAAAGAACCGTTCGAATTGGCCGTGCGCGCGATTGACGCTTATCGCAAAGAATACGCGCCAATGGTCCCGAAATTCTGGTATGGCCTTTATCAAGCCAGTGTTGATGCTGTCTGGTGCAACCAAGCCCGAACCTATGCTTACGCCGGGATTGAATTTCGCCGGGAGGGTGACTTCCTGACGATGAGGCTCCCAAGCGGCCGGAAGATTTACTACCACAAACCGAACCGAGAAAAGTCCTACAACCCGACCACGGGCAACGAATACCCCGCATGGTCTTTCTGCTCCTACCAAGGAAAAAAGACGCGCCGCATTTTCATGTGGTATGGGCAGCTTATGAACAACCTCGTTCAAGGTAGCGCCCGTGACCTCGTCGTGAATGCGATCTTCATTTGCGAGCAACAAGGTTTGCCTGTAGTCTTCACCGCGCACGATGAAGTTGTTCTCGAAACGCTGGATCGTCCGGGGCTGGCTGTCATGCTCAAGCAAATTATGGAGGATATCCCGGCTTGGGCAAGGGAACGCCGGTTCAACGTCAAGGCCGAAACTGACACGATGATAAGGTATCGGAAATGAAAAAACCCCGTCTTGTTTACCGTTCTTCGGGGCAATGGTTCTGGCGATTGGACTACTACGAGACTAGCGGTTTTATCCGCCGTTTCCTCGTTGGCCCCTACCCGGATTTCGAAACTTGCGCGAAAGTAGCGTTGCGATAGGAGACTACCATGTACGTGAAATTGTTTGGTGGGCCTTTCGACGGTCGGCAAGAAAACGTCATAGATGGCTGCGATCAATTGCGCCTGAAGGACGAAGCCGAACAATTTCATATTTACAAGCGGTCGGACAAAGACCCGCAATATTTCGTTTATGAGGATACGGAATGATTATCGCGGGCCTCGATCCCGGCAAGACTGGCGCCATGGTCACGCTGTTCGAAGACGGCTCAACGCTGGTCGACCGCGTGCCCATCGAGAAGCGCAAGGGGAAGAAGGACCGTCCGGATTATCCCGCATGGTCGCGCGCCTGGTGCGGCTCCCTTGCTTTCAACTGCCCCGACGTCGTCGTGATCGAGCAAGTTGAGGCGCGGCCGGGGCAGGGCGTGACGTCGATGTTCTCGTTCGGGAAGTCCATGGGCTTTGCCATGGGCACGGTCCTGTCGTCGGGTTGCCCGGTCCAGTACGCCTACCCGGCTGTCTGGAAAGCCAAGCTAGGGCTGGCGGGGTTCGACAAGAGCGCGAGCGTTACGTTGGCAGTGCAACTTGTGCCTTCGATCCTTCAGGAACTTGAGCGCAAGTTGAAAGGGAACACGGCCGACGTTCGCCACGGTATCGCGGAAGCTGCCCTCTTGGCCTATTACGGTCGAATGACGATTGCGGGCTAGAGGATTTTCCCAGCGGTTTTTATCACGCCGTCAACCTTGATCGGCAAGCCGGTCTTTTTCTCGATTTCCTTTTCCACGACTTTCTTTGCGAGCGGCAAAAGGAATTTGAAGAATTTTCCGAACATGATTATTCCTCCGGGTTTTCGGGCGGCCGTGGGCCTTCCCGATTTTTCGTGAACCACGCAGCCATGGCGAGGCCGATAAGGCCCTGCACTACAATTGCTTGGGCCAGGGTCTTGAACAGGTCGTTATCGGCCAAGGTCCGGTCGTCCTTCAGCATGACCAAGACAACGAATGTCAGGAGGAATATCCCCGCTCCCGCTACGCCGCTCGGCTTGATCCGGTTGATTTGCCTGTCCAAGAATTCCCAAAACGTCACGCTTCGTTCCTGGACACGGATTCACCATTGGCGGAAACCCGAACGGGGCGGCCGGGAACTGGTTCGCCGCGAGGCCAGCGGATAGCGATGCAGCGGGACTTGGCAATCCTCGTGATGCTCACGGAATTCCCTTGGTTGCCCCCAAGCACGTTGTAGGCCGTCGGGTCTTCGGAGACGTAGAAACCGACATGGCCGCCGCCCTCACGCGAGAAAACGAGGATAGCGCCGGGGGACACATATTGGGTGCGCAGGTTCGCCCCATAGTCCGCCCAAGCCTTCGCCCGGAAGAATTCCTTGGGGTAGGGCAAGTTTGCTTCCTGCATCACGGCCGCCACGAATGTTCCGCACCACGGGACGTCTTCGGATTTGATCCAACTCTTCAGCTTTCGCAGCCACCCTTGAATCGTGGGGTTCTCCCGGGGTCCGGGAACCTCTTTGACCCCGATGTAATTACGGGCCTTTTCCATCCAACGTGGTTCGGTCATTTCCTGTCGTCCTGTCTTGCTTTGGCATATCCTTCGACCAGCACAGAAAGCCGGGAGACTTCAGCTTCGGCCTTACTATGCTTGGCCTCGCATTCGTTCAGGCTTTTACGCAAGTCAAGGATATGGTCTTCGGCTTTCCCGAGACGATCCGAAACCCGCGTAAATTCCGTGCGCAAATTGTCGATCACGAAACGGGTATCCGCATCGAGCCTTTCCGCCTTTTTATCCGCGCGCTTGGACAGGAATTCCAAAACCCACTTGACCACGCTAAAACCCCCGCCAGCGGCGCCACCAAGAACGGCCATTTGCCCCAAACCGGAAGCAATCACCGTGATATAATCTGTTCCGTTCATGGGCTTACCTTGCCGCCAAAATCTTGTCTACGTAATCTTGGGTTTCTGCGATATTCGGAATTCCCCCCGCATTTTCGACGGCTCCCGGCCCTGCGTTGTAAGCGGCAAGGGCCAATTCTACGTCGCCGTCGAAACGCCGAAGCATTTCCTTCATGTAGGCGATCCCAAGCAATTTGTTGTACGCGGGGTCATGGTAATAGGCGTTTTCATCCCATTCCAGCCCCGCCAATTTCGCGGCTTCGGGGGCGGTATCAGGCATAACCTGCATGACGCCAATTGCCCCGGCGCTCGACGATAGGGGTTGCCCGTTCTCATCGAACTGCTGTCCGCCGCTTTCCTGCCCCATTTGCCGTTCGATAAGATCGACCAGCGCCGGGTCTTCGGTTTCCTGCCAGTTCTGCAAAACCTCGTCGTAACTCCCGAAATCCTGCGGCTCCCCGACGTCTTCCGGTGCTGGCTCCTGCGCACTGGCCTCCGAAACGGGCGACATTCCTCCCGGTTCCGTGCCCAAGGCGTTTCCGGCTTGCCCTGCAAGGTTGCCGGTAGCAACCCCGCGCCCGATAGCATTCAAGGCCGAACGCCCTTCCGGTCCTGCCCGGTTCAGGAGGGAAATCGCCCGGTTGGTCATAGCCGGGTCTTGCGAAAACATCATGTCGACCAGTTCACGGGCGCGCCTTTCCGGGAGCCGCGTCAAGGACGTAAGGCGGGACAGCGCGAAAAGCTTTGTCGTCGGCATGGAAGCCGGGTTGAGCGCGAGGATCATGCGCCCGACGTCCTCGACGCCAAGGGTATCAGCTACGTCGCCCTTTTCCTTCGACAAGGAACCGAGATTGCGGACAGACCGCGCCTGTGCTTCAGCCGCTCCGGTGATATCGGTTGCTGCGTCGAAACCAAGATTTTGACGGAGTGCCGCTTGGGTCTGCCCGCTTTCCGCCACGTTCCCGACATTCCGCAAGGCGTCGTTCGCCGTGCCCCCAAACTCCCTTTCAGCCGCGTTCGCCTGCCCGAGAAATCGGCCGGCTTCCCCTTCGGGGGTTTCATAGGCGTTTCGAACGACACGGGCTTGCTGCGAAGTCTCGACGGGGATTGCTTCCCTCGTCCGGGTCCGCCCACCTTCGGCCATCCCTTCGACCATGCGGGCACGGGCGGCGAACGTATCCCGCATTTGCTCGACCGCTGCGGCGGCTTCAGGGTGACGCGCCCCCATGTAGTCCATGAGGACTTGCTCTGCCCGCATGGCCGCGCCCGACTGCGGGGTTCCGGGGGGAACCTTGGCAAGCTGGCGAAGGATTCGGGTCATGTCCCCCGCCGTGAGGCCAGCTATATCCGCTGCCTCGTTATCCGGGGACAGACGGAGCCGCAGCGAGGACGCCGCGTTCGTCAAAGCCGCATTGACTTCGGGGTCCGAAAAAACCTCTTCGATTTCGTTCGTGTCCGCGTTTCGCTGCAAAGACGTAGGGAAAACCCGGTTAAGCCGGTCCGCGACAACAGTTCCTTCATGTGGGGCCATGACCGCGCCCGCTTCCGCACGCTGAAAATCCTTCATGTCAATCGGGGAATTCGTCGCCCGAGCGGCAAGAGGATCAACTCCGTTCGCGGGGGTTCCCCGAGCGGCGGCAAGGTCCGCGTTCATGGCGTTGATAGTCGCCCGTCGCTGGTCGCCGGTTGCGGACCGAACGGAACCTTGCATTTCCGGCCCGACATTCCGAACACGGCGGCGGACGGCGTCGGCTGCTCGTTCCGAAGATTGCGGCGTCCGGCCAACGATATCCTTTGCCAGCCTGTTTCGGTCGGCCAAAGGCAAGATTTCGTAAAGGGTCGGTTCTGCCCCGGTGGCTTCCCTGTGCCGTGCTGCGGCGGCTTCCATGTCCTGTGCGGTAGCCGTCGTGAACCGGCGAAGAATTGCCCCGGCATTCGGGAGTCCCGCAAGATCGGCAAAAGGACGAGCAACGAAGCCCGCAACTTTCCCCAATCCCTTCAGGACGCCAGGTGCAAGCGCGCCGATGGTCAAACCCGTCGAGACGTCCGACCCTTCCCCCAAAGCCTGTCCACCGCCGCCAGCCGCGCCAGCTACGGTCAATTTCGCAAGGTTCTTTGCGCCTTCGCCACGAACGGTTCGTGTCAAGCCCTCAACGGCACGACCCGCCGCTTGAACAGCGCCCGGATTTGCACCCTTCTGAAGAACCTTGCCCACCGCGCCGACACCCTTTGCCGCCGCACCGCCCCCGACGAGTGAACCCATTATCTGCCCGATGACATTTCCAGTCGTCGACTGTTCCATGTCGTAATCTTGAGCGCCCCGGGTTTCTTCCAGAATTTCAGAATAACTCTTGTCCGAAAAAGGCGCCACCACCGCAGCCGCAAGGCGTTCTGGGATACCAAAGAGAGCGCGGCCAGCCCCAGCCGTCATCGCATTCCCGATATCGGTCCCCCCGCCAATATTTTTCCGGACAAGTTCCTGCGAGCGGCGGCCACGGGCACGCGGCGTTGCCTTGCCCTTGAGCGCCTGAATTTTCGGGTTCTGTTCGAACTTGATCCGGGCACGGCGCTGCGCTTCAGCGGGGAGGTTCGCAATCTGGCTTTCGAGTTGCGCGGACGATTCACGATAAATCCGGTCCGCGTCAGACGAACGCAGATTATCGTAGTTGTTCACCGGAGCGGCGCGCTTGGGTCGCGTTGTCGGCTTCGGCGCAGCGGGGTTCTTTGGCCCACCGAACTTGTCCGACATTGCCCGTTGCATGACTTGGCTGCTGGTGCCGTCGGGAAACTCGACAACGGAACCGTCTGGACCTTCTACCTCAATCGGCATTATTCAATCCTTCCCGTGGCCGGGTTATACTTCATGCGCTTGCCCGCTGCGGCGCCCGCACCTGGACGGGGACGAAGTTTGGGCCGTGACGGTGCGGAAGCGGCTCCCGAACGGGTCTTTATGAGATTTTCGAGACGTGAGATTGCCGCCATGTTCGCCTGATAGGACATAGTCGGGTCGGTGACTTGCGCCAAAAGAAGCGCCATATCCTTGTCAGAATTCATCTGCGAAGCGGTCATGCCGGTGGCTTCGGAAATACGGCGAATGAGGTTCGGTCGAATACCTTCAATCTTGTCCCGTCCCGTCTGCGCACGTGTCCCCAAGGCGCCCTCAACAAGCTGGCCCACGCCGGAAGCCCGAGCGCGCGCGGCGATGTTCGATCCCGTAGGCGCGTCGGTATCGACGATTGCCCCTTGCTTGCGAAGGTCGTTGTAAATCCCACGAAGTTCCCCGGTGACTTGCAAAGCCAAGCCGAGGCTTGCCGGGTCGACCACAGGCGCACCGCCTTTCGCCTTGGCTGCGGCTCCTGAAGGCCCGCGAATTCCCGCGACCCGAATTCGGGTTTGAGCGCCGCGAATGTCCCGGCGATCCCGCGCGCCAATTTCGGCTTCACGCAGGCGGATTTGTTCCCTCTGGTAATCGGACATTTCGCCTGCGCCAGTTGCGACCTTTTCCAGATACATTTTTGCCGCTTCTGGGTCGCGCTTTTGCAGCAACTTGTAGATGGTAATTTCTTTTGGCTGCGATCCTGCAACCGAAGGGTCCGTCGCTGCGGAAAGCATTTCCAGCGTTCCTTGCGGGTCGGTGTCCAGCGATGTCTTGAAAATAGCCTGTTCTTCTTCGTCCATCCCCATTTGCTGCGCGATCAACGGGAATGCCTTGGCAACCCCGGGGGCACCATAATTTTCCATGATAGCGCCAAGGCCACGGGCGGCTTGCCCAAACCTTTCAAAACGGTCGCCCGCAAGTTCACTCTGCCCCTTGGCGAGTTTCTGCGCGTTGAATTTCTGCATCCAAGAACGGTCAAGTTCCTCGTTCTGCGCAGCTTCCCGGCGCGCAACACCTTCCCGGTATCCCGCATTCGATCCCCCGAATTCCGCCCCGGCGTCTGCGATAGCCCCGAGAATGTCGAGCGCAGAAAGCCGCTTGCGTTTGGGTTCGGTGGCAGGCTGCTGGCTCTGCGGAGGGCCTGAAATAGCCGCGAGGATATTGCCGCTCGGCTTCCACGCCATCGGGTCGGCAATTGGCGGTTGGCCCTGCTGTTCTTCTTTATCGGTGAGGAAGCCCATGCCGAAAATCCCTTAAAGAGCGGCGTAGTTGACGGTCTGGAACCCGCCGACGGTAGGCCCGAGCGCCCAAGGCCGAAGTTCCGCTACCTCGTCGGCCATCACGCCCACGCGGACTTCCTCGTCCCCGAGATAGCGGAAGGTGTAAACCCCAAGGCCATCGGGGAAAGAAGAAATCCTCGAAATGTCTTCCTTGGTGCGACGGTCGGAAAAGATCGAGCCAATCGACCCGATAGCCGAAAGGATTTTCGAACCCGTCGAAGGCTTTTCGCTGGTGCTGGTGCTGCCCGCCCCCGAAATCAGTTGTCCCGCGTTCAAGCCGAGGCCCGAGAGGCCGGAAAGCTGCTGGAGGAAATTCGAGAACATTCCTTGGTTCAGTTCAGCGCCCCGGTCCTGCAAGCGCCGTGCAGTCGTCCCGCTGTTGAGGATTCCCGATGCCGCGCCTTGACCCACGGTTCCCCGCGAAATGTCACGCAGGGCCGGGGCGTAGCCCGCTTGATCCTTGTAGCGTGCGAAAGCTTCCGACGACGCGCCGGTATCCCCCTGCCCGGTCAAGAGCGAGCGAATGAAGTTCGTGGCCGAATTGCCCGCGTCCACCGTGCCCGAATAGGCATTCTTCAGGTAGCCCGAAAACTGGTTCGTCGGGGTCGAAACCGTTTTGGATTTCAGGAAGCCCATTAAACTATCCCTTCAAGAATTTCTTTTGTGATCGTGAAAAGTTGGCAGTTGCCGTTGGGCGTCGGGAATATGTGATGCGGCTGCGCCCCCACCTTCCGGGCCATGAACTTGCTGTCGCGGCGCTCGACGGGGATAAGGCCGTAGATCACGCAAAACGGGTTCGGCCGAAGAACTTCCCACATGGCTTCCCGGGTGTCCCGGATAGTCTTTGCGGCGTTCCTACCTGCCTTCAGCCAATGGAATTCGAAAGAGGTTTGGGCTGGACCCAGGGCAAAGAGCATAACCGTTTCCCCCTTGACCACGGCCCGGTTAGACGGGTCGGAAAGCCATGTTTCGCCGCGCATACCCCTATTCATGGGGCTTTCGTCGATCAATACGGCGATTTGCTGCGGGGTCATGTGGTGCGGTCTTCGCTAGGGGTCCAAGGCTCTGCGTGACCTATGAAGAAATCGCACCGGGGCGGGAGAGCGGGAACGGTATGCCGTCAAACCCGGGGAAGGTCAATACCCGTAGACCCATAGCTTAGAACCTGTAACCCACAAACCGCCCGAAAGGATAAATTCCACTTGGTTTATCGCTGCTGCGGTATTGACCCACCAGCCAGCGGTTTCTTGAGCAACCCGGTTAGCCCCGTCATGCGACCCATTGAGCGCGACAACCGAACGGGCGAAAGTAACCCCGGCATAGTCGACAACGTCTGCGGCTATAGGGTCTGCCCGGTTCGCGGTGATCCCCGCAGCCGCTACCGAAGCCAAGTTTATAGAAGTCGCTGCGGTGTTGTCGACGTTACCGAATCTGTTCCACCTATTTTGCTCATAATTCGCCCCCGCGTCTGCGTTGAACCTCAACGCGACTGAAGGCGCGACCGTCCCGGCCAACGTCGAACGCCCCGCGCACATGAGCCGCAAATGCTGGTACGTCGCGGGGATACCGGAAACCGACAAGGTTGCACTGGCTCCGGTGCTGGTAGCGGACCCAATAAGAGTCATTCCCCCACCCCCGCCGCCTGCGGCCCAAACCGGGTCCGCTCCTGCCCCCGATGTTTGAAGAAAATGCCCTGCTGTTCCCGGCGCAAGTCCCTGCCAGTTCGCCACACCCCGAAACAGGACGGTTCCCCGCGTCGTTGAAATCTGGTTAAGGATTGCTTGGACTTGCGCCGAAATAGTGACGTCTGCCCCGATATTCCCCGACGGAGAAAGCCCAATTCCCGAACCTGCGATAAGGGGGTGCGCCGCCAAGAAGTCCTGCAAGTCCTGAAGACTTATCCCTGCTGATATGTCGATTTGGCGCTGCTGCGCCCACTTGATGAAATACAAGGTAGGGCGCCCCGTCGAAGGATCGACGATAGCGAAACCATTTTCGAGAGGCTGCGGAATTCCGGTCATTTCGTATCGTTCATTTCAAAACCGTCGATCCGGGCGATTGCCCCGTTATCCACAATCTTGAACAGACGTCCCGGCGCCGTGATCTGGCCTAGCGAATACCACGAAATTTCGGCGTCAAAGTCGCTAGGGGGGACAGTGACAAGTCCGTGATCGTCATAGGTATTGCCCGCGTCATCGCTGGTATAGAGCGTGACCCCGGCGCCGTCGAAAGCGGGGCTTCCCATATCTGCGGTAAGCCAAGCGGCAAAGCACGGAACCGCTGCCCTGCCCCGTAGTGCGACTTGGCCCATGACAATACGTTCGAAATAAATCTGCTGCTCGACGGCCAGATAATCCGGGTTTTCATCGTGTGGCTGTTCGGGGTCGAGAAACCACAAAAGCCCGAAGTTGTCGTCCCCGACAAGAACGTTAGACCCGTAGTTCTGTGCCAAGGCCATAGCGCCCTGCCAGTTGACCCCGACATTCGCGCGCCAGAAAGAATAGTCTCTGTCGGACCAGTCGACCCATTGTTCGGTCGTCAGGTCATAGACAAGGGTTTCTTGATCTCCCAAGCGAAGGACGTAAAAATCGTGCCCATCGAGCGAGAAAGTCCAGTCCCTCATCCGGGAATTTGCAGTACGCCCCGCCATCGCCACAAGGACGCGGGCCTGCGAAACATGCAAGGAATTGTTCGCCTTTTCGGCCGCGTAAACCCTAACTTGCGTCGTCCGCATAAATTCCGTGGGGAAATTCATGGCGAGGATCACGCGGGCTTCCGTGGCCCGAATGTCCCCGCCAGCTACCGCCGCGAAAACCCCGCCCTGCGTCGAACGGACTTGGGGAGTTATCGCCATGGCTTACAACGTCCGGTTAAGCTGAAGCTGGACCGCGTTAACCGCCGCAGGGGACCATGCCGCGCCCGTCGCCGGGTCGGTTTCGAAAATGTCGGTCCAGTACGTGTACGCGGTCGTAATCGGCCTGTCAGTCCCGAGAACTGTGCTTGCCCCCGAAACAAGGCCCGTTTGCAGGTTCCCGTCGCCGCCGTCAGTCTTCCGGCTGCGCACGACAACCGAAAGGCCGCGAACGCTGGTAACGTCAACCGGAAGATTACCCACGCTGAATTTGCTCGCAGCCGGGGGCGGCGTAACCGCGTAAATATAGTCGGTGTCGTCGTTCGGCGGGGCCTCGTCGATGAGGTTGAAGCCGGTGACGCCGGTAGAAGCCAACCAGTTGAACGCCGCGTCCCCGTCGGGAATAAGTTCGCGGACCTGGATCGAACCCATGAAGGTGTTGTTGAACGCGCCCGAGCCATCCCAAACCGCAAAATCCTTGAGATATTGCTTGAGATTGGGCTGGTTGACGCTAGGGACGCGCACCGAAATTTGAGCGATCGGACCGACGATTGCCAAGCCAGCAACCGAGACGGCGAGAACCCCTTCAACCCGGACTTCAACGTCCCCGGTTGCGGTGTTCATCATCCCTTCCACATGCTGCCAAGCGTTCGCCACCAGCACGGGATTTGTGCTGGTAGTGGTCGAATTCCCGACGACAATGGAAAGACGTCCGGTTGTGTCGCAGACGACATAGCCCAAGACTACGTTCGCCCCGTTCCGCCATTCCATGACGAAGGGGAGGCGGGCAGCGTCGACGGGAAGAAGGTCGACCCAAAAACGGCGCGCGATCCCGACTTTCGTATTGGTCGCCGGAAGAACATAACGGAGAATTCCCGTTGCCCCGGCGTCAGCGTCAAAGCGGGCCACGGTGCCCGTGATATTCGGGTCGGGGTCATCAACGAGGAAGAACGAATTGAAATCCCCGTACTGCGCATAGACGCCGCTTGTAAGAAGGGATTTCGTCGTGCCGTAAAGGCCGACTTGTCCGCTCGGGAAATCAAGGTGACGAAGTGCCATTTTTCTGTCCTTACGCGAGAGGGTCCGCCGCCTGAAGCTGCATGGCCTTCCGAATTCGTTCTTCGATATCAGGACGGGAAATCTTTTGCGCCCCGCCTGATATTTTGAAGACCGCGCCTTCGTTGTCCACGATAACCATGCTGTCCTTGACCTGTACGCCCGTACCCTGCCACGTTCCCCGGTCAAACACAACGCCGCTCATTCGGGCTACGGGCGCGTCCAGGTTCCCCGTGAAATACCAGACTTCGGTAGTATTTGCCCCCGGCAACCAGAATTGGTCCCCAAAAACGACAACGCCATTGATGGGGTCTGGTGCCCGTTCCGCCGTGGCGAAGTTGAGCGGGTCGATAGTGGTTTCCCCAGGCTCGATCCACCAGAAACGCCCGTTTACGTCCTGCCCCTGCGCGGGGATGACCACGACATAGGAGGCGATATACCCCACGGCGATAACCCCGAGGTCGCCGGGGGTTTCAACCGGCGTGAGAGTGGGAGCGCCCCCTCCCGTGAGGGTTCCCGCAGTCCACGCGGTAGCCGCTCCGGTTTCCGTCGTGACGATAGCATTTCCGAGCGCTCCCAAGGCCGTTGCCCGAACGCTTACTGAAGTCGCCGCCGTTCCGATGACCTGAATTGCCGGGTTGGGGGAGAGTAGTGCGGTTGAATACTGCGTCCCCGGCGTTCCGCTCGCACCGAACGCAGCGGCGAGGTTTTCCCAAGCGATTTGCGCACTGGCTCCCAAGGCCACTTTCCATGGGTTTCCGATGGTTCCCGCTGGTGCGCCTACGTCAACGCCTGCGTCCGTGAACTGGTAATAAACGCTGTCGACCCGAACGACGTCATTGTTCGCCGGGGTGCCCGAAATAGTCCCCAAGGCGTAACCGTTCTGGATATACAGGTAAAGCGTCCCCCCGGCGCACACATAAAGGTAGGCCGGGGTCGTCCCGATATTGCTGGTTGCCGCCATAGACGCGAAACCGCGAATGTTGGGGCTTGTGATATTCCCGACGAAAGTTTTTGTCCCGTCGGTTTCTACCCGCCAGAGTTGTTCCCCCGAGACAACAAAAGCCGCGTCGGAAAAACTTCCCGGCTGGCTGTAGACGCCCCGGATAGGGCCGTCCCCCAAGTAGATGAAACGGCGCATACCCATGCGAGCCAGAAAGGCCACTTGGGTTTCTGTCAGTACGGGGTTTTGCTCGAAATAGCGGTTCTTCGTCAGGAGCCGCGCTTCCTTCGAAACCGGCCGGAAATAATCGCTACGGGCAAGCGGGATATCTGCCACGAAATTACCTCCAAGGATTTCCGGTATTGAAAGCACTTCCCGACGAGAAAACGCTAGGGTTCGAATAGCTTTGAGTGGACAGGTAAGGCCAAGAGAGGTCATCCGAAGCCTGCAACGGCATGGCCTGGAGATACCGCGCTACGAACTTCGAACGCTCGGCCTTGAACACAGACTGACTTTGCGGGTCCATTTCTCGGCCGTATCGCGGGTTCAGTCGCAAAGCGAGAAGGATTGAAAAATAGGCGTCGAAGTCTTCGGGGAAGGGCATATCGTCGGTGTCAGTCTTGGACGTCAGACGGACCCACTGCCCCAAGTCGGCGCGATAGAACCACTCCCGAGAAAGCCCGTCGGTGTTCAGCACAAGCGAGGCGAGGTCTTCGATCCGGCGTCCGTTCCCGTTCAGGGTGACGGGAAACGCGGACAGCCTTCCATATGGGTCCGCGATCCCGAGACGGCTTCCATCTTGCGGGTACGTCGGCAAATATACGTCCATCGCGGCTTCATTCACCGCGACCAGGCGCTTGTTGATCGTCGGGCGGGCGCGCTGGTATTGGTCGACGGGGAAGAACGGGTCGACTTGACCAAAATTCCCCAAAGGCCAATCTTCAAGGCGTTCTCCCGCCTCATCACCATAGCAGGCGGAAAAAAGTTGGTTGAGCAAGCGCAGGGCTTCCACCGACTGCGCCGCCGTGACAGCTTTGCCCAAGGGGAGGATATTCCCTTCCCGAAAGGCGTCAGCGATGATCGACGAAATTACAGTCATGTGGAAGCCCCTTGCGGCTTAGAGGTCGAGCGGTTCGGCGGCGGGACGCGAGGTGCCCACCTTCATGTGCCAAAGACCGGCCTTGTTCTTGCTCTTGGTCGGACGGTGCAGGTCCGCATTCCACGGGGCGCCCGAAGCGTCAACTTCGACGGTATCACCCGAAACCAGAGCGGCGGCAACAACCGGAACGGCGGCAACAACCGGAGCGGACTTGCCCGGCTTGACCTTGCCGCCCGGGAGCGTCCAGCCTGCGGGGACTTCGGCTTCGGTGTCGAAAACCCCTTCAGCGCCGTTCGGGCCGGTGCAGTAAGCGGGGAAGTCCTGATGGACGTAGGGCTGTCCTTCGATCTTTGGAAGATTTGGCACGTCTTTTTCTCCTTTTGAAATTCAGACTACTTTTGCCTGCAAGAAAACCGCCGCGTTCGCGGGCTGGGTATAGGTGGTCAAGCTGGTGGTGAAAATCAGCGTGATACCCGCACCAAAGCGGTCGGCAATCTTGTTGGTGATGATTGCAACGCCATTGGCCGCGACCGGAACCGCATTAAGGACCAAGGCAGCGGTAAGGGCGTCGGCTGGAGCGGGGGCCGCACTGGCATTGTATGCGACGAGAAAACCCGCCGCCGCGCCTGCGATAATCGTGGCTTCGTACAGGTTGCCCGCCGCCGCCTTGCCCACCATAGAAAATGCTGCCTGCGCCACCACGGGGACGATTGCCGCTGCGGCGCCCGAAGAACCCGTGACAACCGCATACACGCCGAAAGTATCGCCGCGTTGACGATCCCAAGTGGTCCCGTTGAACACGGTATTCCGGTTGACGTTGACCGAGTTGTTCACAGTATCCGAAGCTGCCACGGCGTCGGAACTATCTCCGAGAGCCCGGGCGGCGATGTTGCTGTATGTCACAGTTAGGGAAAGATTTCCCGCGCCGTCGGTCTTGATCTGCTGCGGTACGTTGGTGGTCGGGTGTACCCCGTGCATGATCGCTTGCATTTTGAAATCCTTTCCTAGACCAAAAACCCCCCGGCTCCAGGTGAACCGAGGGGTTTCCGTCCACCCGAACCCGGAGAACTAGGCCCGATGAATTAGAACGCGGCACCGCCGTTGATGCGAACGATCCGGCGACGTTCCCGAATATTGGCGTTCAGCGCGACGTCAAACCGGACGTTGTGAGCGCCCGTGTTGAAATCGGAGTGCTGCCACATGCGAACCGTAACCGGGATACGCGAAAGCTTCTTGCGCATGGCGATCCCGGTTGCGGGCATGATAAGCGGGATCGTGTCGACCGAAATTGCGTCCTTCTGCATGATGACGCGCGGGCCGTAGTTGGTCGAAGCGTTGCCCATGAACGTGATCGTCGCACCGTTGGCCGGGGCATTCGAAACGGTCGCGTGAGCCGAGTTGATGTTGATGTTGTCGCCCGCGCCGCTGGCCGGAACGATCATCGCCGGGAAAATGCGCAGGGTTGCCGCACCAGCACCGTCCGCCGTGACGTCGGCAACAACGGTGAACTGCTGAAGGCGAGCCGGGTTGACAAGAGCCTGTTTGCGCTGGTCGTAAGCAAAGACGGTGGGGAAGGTGAGAACTTCGCCCTTCTTCACCGTGCCGCCAGCGCCAAGGCCCGCCACGATAATCGTCTGCGTCAGGAACTGGCCGTTTGCCGCCGAAACCGCAACGTCGGCATAATTCACGTTCTGCGCAGCCCCGTTGACCGTCGCAGCGGCGCTTGGGCGCGTGCCGGTGGTGAGGATGGGAAGCGAGTTCGTGAATTCGGCCGGGATGCCCGCGACTTCGGACTTGAAGCCCTTGGCGTAGGTGTCCGACGCCATGCCGGTGAGCGCGGCCTTGGTCGTCACGCTGTCCCCGAGCGCGCCCCGGTCGTAATGCGACATAATAGCGAACAGGCCCGCGTCCTCGACGCCTTCTTCCTTCAGGCGGGTATAGCCCGCCGCAACGTCAGCGTAATTGGCGACGGCCTGGCCGATGGTTCCGGTCCATTCGTCCGAAGCGATTGCGGCAATGCCAAGAATGTAGGCGTCGATCTGTTCGGCAAGGCTGGTCGCCGCGCCAATCAGTGCCTTGCTTTCGCGGGCCTGGCCGATATCCCGAATCTTGACGAAATCGCCCCAACCCATGTTGGCGTTGAAGGTGCCGTCAATGGTGAACTGCTCGGAACCGAAAACGGTGCCGTCGGTGCCAGCGGTCAAGTCCTTGACGCCATTGGTGGTGCGCGTGATCTTGTAGCGCGGCGTCACCTGCTCAACGACGGTGAGGCGGTTGCGGTCGTCGAGTTCGCCTTCATGGGCGTTCCAGGAAACAGCCTGCCCGGTGACGAGATTGTCCTCGAAAACAGTCATGAAAGTGTTCATGACCAGCTTTGCTTGATCGACGGTAACAGTACCCATAGGAAAAACCCCTTCGACGTAGAATTTTCAAACTAGGCCGAAGGGTTCCCCGTTACGGCCGGTTACTTCTGGTAAAAAACTTTGCGGAAGTCGTCAAGATTGTCGGTATCCGCACGAATTGGCGCACTTGCATTTCGGCCCGCTGGAAGATTCTGCGGCGGCGTACCGGCTTTTGGAACGGTCCGTGCCTTTGGCTTCTTGCCAGAAATTTCCGCGTCCTTATCCGCAACATATTTCAACTGCTGGAAAGGCGACAATTGAGAAACCCGGAGGGCTTCGGTCTTGTCGTTGGCGAGAGCGTGAAGGATGGCAGGGCCATTTTCCGCTTCCGCCGCTGCGGTGAAGGTGGTTTCGGTCAACTTCCAATCGCCCCGTAGTCCAGCTTCGACGACACTTTCTTCAAAATCGTCAAACTGTTCGGCGCCCTTGTCGGCCAACGTGTCCAACTTCCCCCGGAGTTCGGAAGCACGGGCTTCCTCAATTGTCCGGGTTTGCAGAGCCTTGTTGTCCGCCTCGATTTTCTGGAAAGCCTTGGCGACCTTTTGGTCGGCGGTCCACTCGATCATGTCGGCGGTGTACCCGTCATCCAAGACGCCAAGCGGATATTTTGCGCTGTCCGTAGGATCAGGCCGTCCGCTCGTATCCGAAGAAGTATCGGGGATTTGTTTGTTTGGCAAGCCCCCATTTTCGAGAGCGGCCAAACGGGCTTCTTGGGCCAGACGCGCGGCCTTTTCTTCCCGCAGTTCCTTTTTCAGGTCGCGGATATACTCCGAAGTTTTGCGCTTGGGCTTCGGCGTTGGTTCCCCGACGTTTTCCCCACCTTCTTCGTCCTCGCCGTCGGGGTTTTCGCCGCCTTCTTCAGCGGGGATTTCCTGTGTTGCGCCGGTCCCGCGCTGTTCGGGGGCGCGGTTGTCGTCGCTACCCATCTTTTCCGCTGCTGCGGCGAAGCCCGGGCCAACTTCGGTGACGTTGCCGCCCTGCTCGTTGTCATCCTTCAGACGTCGGCCGCGCAAGATTGTGCTGGCGAGGAAAAGGCTTTTCCGGCTCTTGCGAAATTTGTTCATGCTACTTGTTCTCCATTGGTGGCCCGACTTTTCCGCTTGGGCCGTGGCGTTTCTTGAGCGGCCGACTGTTCGGCGGCGCGCTCGGAAAGTTCGTGTCTGCGATCCTCGTCAATAATCTGGTTCTGCTGGTCGATTGCGCTCATAATCGCTTTCGTGTCGCGGTCGTCGTTCTTGCTGTCGACGTCCATTCGGCGGCTGTCAGCGTCCATGCGGGCCTTGTACGCAGCGGCTTCGGCCTGCGCAGCCTGTGCCGTCCGCAAGTTCGCCTGCGCTTCCTTGTTGGCGATTTCGACTTGGGCGTTCGCCATTTCAAGTTGCTGCTGTACGCCCTGCTGTTCCTGATTTTTCGCAACGAAGGATTTTTCCTCGTCGGTCATTTCGTCTTCAGGGATCATTCCCGACGGAAGAAGGAACATGCGGAATCGCTTGGCGAATTCGTCTGCCTTCGGCCAATCCTGGCTTTCAGCAACAATATCCATGACCTTGTCGGCAACCTGTGGCATGGCATTTACAAACGCCATCATTTGTTCAGCCGCAAGGGCACGCTTTGTTTCCGTAGCCGGTCCGACGGACACAGTGATGCCGTATTTACCCATCGTAACGTCAGAATTCGGGTTATTTTCGTCGTTGATATACGCCATGGCGTTCTTGCCGTCTCGGCCCACAACCGCAACCATGCGTTTTGTGTCGTAAATGTGCGGGATAAGTTCGTTGACGTTAGTTGCGCACCGCTCGTCCGCGATCCGCAAGCGGTCGTGATAGATGAAGCTGCCAACGTCCGACGTCATCTGACGGGCTTGGATAGCCTTTCCGGAAACCTCGTTAGACTGCATACCCAAGCTGGCCTCGTGGATATTCGAGATATCCTTCAGGTCTTGGGTCGACGTCATCGCCTCGTTCATCAGCCCCGCGTCAACGCCCGGGGGCGGGATATGCTGCGGGGCCTGCTCCCCGTCGTTGAAGAACAAGAATGGGTCGTCAGACGTCGGGGACCGGCGCCAACGCTGTTCATGTCCCTTCACGGCTTCCGGTGTTGTCAGCCACTTGTTCCGGGGAGCCGCGACAAGTTGTTCGGCCTGCATAGAGCGCCAATAGTTGTGCAGGCGCTGCGGGTCTTTCAGGAAGCGAATGAGGCCCCAACGGTGCGTTTGCCCGCCGTCGGTGACTTCCCATCCCGGAACGCGATAGACGGGGATCGAAGAAATAGGATAGTCGAACGGACCTTCCAGAATTTCTTTTCCGCTGCAAACGTAAAGGCGGGCGAAACGTCGGGGGACTTCCCGAATATACGGCGTACCGTCCGAACGAAACTCGACGTCATTGACGTACTCGTATTCTTCCATATCGGAGACGTCGAGAACGGTTCCGTTTTGCATCAGGGCAAGAGTTTTCGTTCCTTCGACGACCATTCGCCAATAGGACACAATCCGGACAGTGTCTTCTTTGACCCAATAGCCCGTCGAATTCCAAGAACGATTGTCCGCGAAAGAAATTTCCGCCGCCCAAGGCCAGCGTTTCTTGAACACACCCTTCGGTAGATCGTCTTCGACGTATGCGAATTCTGCGTCACCGCCCGAAGGTTCAACTGAAAGGGGGTCCCAAGTCGCGGCGTAGGGGTCCGAAATGTGCTTGATCTTGATGACCTGTTCGAAAACGTCATCGTCGGCGTATTCGATGCCGAGGCAGAATGCGCCCTGCCCGCCGATGACCTGATATTTCAGGGCCTCGTCACGGGCAAAATCAGCGTTGGAATTCTTGTAGATCGAGCGAATGAGGCTTTCGCGCAGTTCTGCGGCTTCCTTCGTCCCGCTCTTGTCAGGCCAGACTCGGATTTCGGTCGAGTTCATCAGCCGGTTGCCGACGATCTGCGCCATGAATGCGACCAGACGGTTGAACGTCAGAACGGGCTTTCGGAGCGTGCGACGGCGCTGCTCGACGATATCTTCCCATTGGTTGCCGACGACAAATTTTGCGTCCTCTTGGCCCGCGTCCTGGTTGTGCTGATTGTGGCTCTTTGCGTCGTCGTAACGCTCCCGCATTTCCTTGAGGAAGCACTCCCGGTCATCGTAGCCCGTGGGGGTCTTGGGGCGAGTGCGGATAACATCATTGGGGTTGCTCGTCAGTCCTGAAACCCAAACCATAGTATATCACCCCATCCAGCCCGTATCGCACCCGGCAAGCGGGTCGTAGGCGTCAAAATCATCCAGCGGTGGCCCGCCGTTGTGCCCAACCATGCGCGTTTCCGCGCCGGTTTCAAATGACCGACCCACTTTCGGCTTGTTCCAGGAGGCGAAGAATTCCTTCACCGCGAAGGTTAGCGCGAGAGCGTCGGCAAGGTCCGGGGACCGAACGCCGCGCGCCTTCATATCTTGCTTGCTTTCCAAAAGCCAGTCGTTGTTAGCGCGGAACTTCTCTTTTGGTGCGGACAAGTCAGAAGCAAGTTCGTCGTTATCGGGAATGCAGCCGCCTTCCTTCAGCCAATCCCGCATATCCCCCCATATTTCGGCACGGCGGTTCCACGGACCCGACCGCTTGGGGTGCGCTGCCTTGGCCTTGCTCGTACCGGCAAAATCAATGCCCTTGACGATATCAGCGTATTTCGGTTTTTGGTTCCGCAAGGACGAAATGATATTCGCCCCCATGCTGCCCCGGTCGATGCACATACGCTCGGGCTGGTCTTCGTCGATGATCTGCGCAAGCCAGGCGACGGCGTCGTCGTGTTCCAACTTGTTTCGGGCCTTGATCCTTGTGACCTTGTCTCCCCGGCGCCATACGACGGCGAAACGGTCGCCGCCAGCGCCCGCAGGATCGACGCCGATAATCAGCGGGGCGTCAGGTTCTTCCATTTCGCGTTTGCGGGCACGAAGGACGACTGCGGCCTTGATGAAAACCCCGTCGGTGTCCGCCGAAGCGAAGGCTTCCACCGTGTCAATCGGGTATTCCTGACGGAACTTCCCAAGACTTCCCAATTCCTGAATTTTCGACCGGCGCCAAAGCATCTGGCTATCGGACAGTTTGTAGACGTCCCGGTATTCCGCTTCCGATAGTTCGCCTTCCTCGTCGGCTTCCGGTTCGGGATAGAATTCCCCGGCTTCCCGGTATTCCCTCTGAACGGTCCAAGGAACGAAAACGTGGCGGTAACGCCCCTTCCCTTTCATCGCGTCGAGATATTTGTTATAGAATTCCCCCGTCGGGCCTGCGCTGGTCGTTTCCAGCCAGATTTCAGACGGGGCCTTGACCCAACCTTCAATCGTGCCTTTTCCGCGCTCGAAAGGGAGCGGGTTCGCAGGTTCTCGCCACAAGATACCCCAAACGCCCCGGACTTCGTCGACCGATTGCACCGAAGACGAAAAGTGGTCGGTTGCGTTGGTCCACCAAGCCGCTTCCGACCCATGGAAGAACGAGACAGCGCCGCCGCGACCGCCTGCCTTCTGGCCCGCCGTAGCAACGGAATAGCTGGACCCGCGCACGATAAATTCGAGTTGCTTGGCGTTGTCCGTGCCGACCTTGGGCGGGAAAGGGTTTTTCTGCTGGATCAGGTCGACCATGCCGAAAAGCGTATCGGTCGATTTCTGCTCGTGCGAAAGAATGTAGACGTTCTGGCGATCCCACAGCGTTGCACGCCAGTAGCCGCGTGCCGCAACATAGGTCGAGAAACCTTGTCTGCGTCCCTTAAGGCCCATGAGGCGAACCCATCCGGTTTCCTCTAGCATCGTCTCGGCCGCAGCGTGCAAAATGTGCTGCGCTTCGTTCAGGATGAGTTTTTCGAGGTCGCCGGATTTCGTTCGAATGCGAATGACGTCGTTGCAGAAAAGGTGGAAATCTGCCTTCCACATAGCCGCACGCATGGAAAGATAACGGGCGCGCACCTCATCGGCCGATATCCCGTATTCAGCGGCTAATCTTGGAATGTCCACTTATTTCCCCGCAGTCCGCAAAGCCAGTGTGATTGTGTCCATGTGCCGAAGAACGGTCGCGCCGAGTTCGGCCGCTGCCTCCCTCCCGTTTTCCTCGCCGGTCGCTGGATCGGTCGCGGCTGCGTGAAGGCGCTCGATCACGGCGGCAAGGCGGGTCATCGCCAAGCGCTCGTCTTTCTTTGCGCGGCTCACAGGTCGAACGCCGGGGCTTCGGCCGAAATCTTCGGCGGGTCCATGACGTCCAAAATCTTGTGGCCGTCGCTCTTGGCTTCGAAAAGCACTTGGGCCATGTCGTCGAGAATCTGGCGCTGGTCGCGTTGCAAGGATGCGAATTGGACCTGATAAATTCCAAGACTTTTCATCGGTTTTTCTCCTAGAGGTCGTACTCGATCGGTTCGGCGGGCTTGGGCGTATAGTCCCGCTTGGGAAACATGACGTCGAAGGGCGGGGCGCCGGTAAGGGTTGCCGCCAGCTTCAGGTCTTCCAAAAGGCCGGTGCCGACCCACGGATAGCGCTTGTCTATCGCAAGCTGGTTCGCCCATGTGTTGAGGCGGCGCCCAAGCCCTTCAGGTATTCCAAATTGTTTTTCGCTGCTCATAGGGTTCTCCGTCCTATTTGCGGGTTAAAGATCGTAGAATTCGGCCGTCTGGACGTCTTCCCACTTGGCGTTGACCGGCTCGCTCTCCAGGCGCGAAATAGCATCGTCAATCGTGACCGTGCCCGAAACGTCCACTTGAGTTGAGCGCTGGATAAGCTTTGGCATCAGCTTCGTGTAGAAATCGGTCGGGTTGCTGTCAGCCCAAGCGGTCATTCTCTGCATTCCGCCAATCTGTTCGAAGCAGGCGAGAACAACCGCGCCAGCGTATCGGCCGACATGCTGGTAGGCTTCGCCTGAAATCTGCCCGAGGTCCGCGATAGCGCGCTGCGGGGTCAAATGAGGGAAGCGAAGGGCTGGCAGTTGGTTGTCCATGACGCAACCCTATCAAGACGGGGAAGCCAGCGCAAGGTAGGTCGGGAGTGCATCGACCTGTGCGGCACCGAAAGGCTGGATCACCTAGCCGCCCAATTACCACCCCCGACCTATTCGCCTAGCCCGCTGAAATCGTGGACTTGGCGTATTCGAGTGCCCCGAGGATTTCCCATCTATCCTTCCAAGAGCCGAAACGGTCGATCCGGTTTTCTGTGCCGTACCGGGCGACGAAAACGAAGTTCACCAAGCCCCCGCTTCCCACGTCGTCGGCATATTTCCGCAGAAGGTCGGCTTGGTCCTTGTCGCCTTTCAGCCGGGGAAGTTCGACCAGATTGGTTTCTCTTTTGCAAACGTGGCGAACTTCCTTGTCGAAATTCTGGCCGCATTCAGTGCATGTTGCGAGCGTCATCTTGTCTTCCTGTTCAAGGTGCGAGCAATCGCAGAAGCCCCGGGCGTTGCACGAAACAGGGTAGCGGCAATTCATCACCAAGTTCCTCCGGTATCCGAGACGACGGCTTTTACTTCGTCTTCCATCCCGACGAAAACCGGGAAAATGTTCGGTTTCAGCGCGCCGTTAATGTCGTGCTTCGATCCGGCCATGACCGAGAGGAAAATGCTTTCCCCGGAGTTCAGACGTGCAAGTTGTTCCGGCGTGGGTTTCCAGGCGGATACGCAACAATTTCCGTTATGGAAACAGTGCA